ATGAAGACCCGGATCGAGGTCAAGCGGGTCTATCAGCCCGCCGATCCGGCCGACGGCTTCCGGATCCTCGTCGACCGGCTGTGGCCGCGCGGCCTCGCCAAGGAGGCCGCCCACGTCGACCTGTGGCTGAAGGACGTCTCGCCGTCGAACGAGCTGCGCCACCGCTTCCATCACGACCCCTCCCTCTGGGAAGAGTTCAAGGCGAGCTACTACGCCGAGCTGGCGCAGGATGCTGCCGCAGTCGAGCAGCTACGCGCCGTGCTGGCCAAGCACCACGTCGTCACGCTGCTGTTCGGCGCCAAGGAGGAACGCTTCAACAACGCGGTGGCCCTGCGCGAATTCCTCACCGAAAGAAAACATTAGAGATCACATGAAATTATCGTCTCAATTATTTGTTTCATAACGAATCTCATAGAGAAATTACCGAGCACCCGCGAAGGTTGGCCACAAGCCTTCCAGTACCGCGACGCTCCGTCGCAGGGCGGATTGGAATCTCATGTGAAACCTTCATTTCGTCCGCCAGTGGATTGTTTCATCAGCGATCTGGCTCGCTGATGATCGAGCTGCCGCGCGGTGGTGCGCCATGGGGTATCCCCATTTCGCGCAAGCTGCGCACAGCAGCTTCATGCTGGAGCTGCAGGAGCTCGGGGACCCACCAGGGCATTTTTCGGCGGCCGGTCAGCCAGTCGCGCACGGTACGAGGATGGCGTCGCAGGCGCCGGGCGATGATTTCGATCGGCACGCCGTTGCAGTAGGCCGCAGCCTGCTCGGGGTTGCCGCAATTGCGCATAATGTGTGTTATGTCAAATCAAGCGATCTCCAGAACCCTCAACCGCGGCCGATGGTATCACCATCGGCCTTTCTTTTTGCCCGGGCATGATCGGACCACCACGCAACGTCCAGATGCTCTTTCGACGCCTCATCGACAACGTAGGCGGCCCCAGAACCGCCGCCAAGATCCTGCACGTCACAGCCCGCACCGTAGGCCGATGGATCGCCGACCAAGCGCCGTACCAAGCCGCAGCGCTGCTATGGTGGACAAGCCCAATCGGACGCGAGTCGATCGGCATTGACGACCGGAACCTGATCACCACCCTGCGCCGACTCACCGACTCGCTCGACGCCGAGCTTGCCACCGAGCGAGAACGATGCGCCAACCTCGAAGCAGCGCTCGACGCCGCCACCGGACGCATCGCAGCCAACGACGGGCACGCCTATGGGCGCGGAGCCATCAACATCGGTTCGACGTTGCCAAGAACAGGATCTCGCGCCGACGCGAGAACCATGCAACAAGCGGCAGCGCCGGATCGAGCAGCCCGTTAGCCAGCTCCACAGCCGACTCCCAACCCGTAAACACACCACCATAGACCTCGCGCGGCGCCTGATCGATCCCCTTGGAGCACCACACACGACGCTCGCCGAGCTCGCCCTCCTCGGCGTTCTTCGCGATGTATTTGCCCATGTACGCTGCGAGCTTGTGCCGCAGTTTCTTTTCACGCCAAGGGTTGCGCACATCGATGTTGCCATTGTCCGCACCGACAACCGAGCGCCACACCGCCCTTACCAACCGATAGTTCTGCCGACCAGACACCGCGACGTGCATATGCCATGCACCGCGCCGCTGCCGCTCATGAGTCGCAACGTATTGGAATCCCGTTACAACGTAACGCCGTAGACGACGGACGAACTCCTGCCAGTCCCGAGCGAGACGCTTGCGGTCCGTCATGCATTCGCGATAGGTCAAGGTCAGCATCCGGTCCGCCTTGATAGCCTTCAGGCGCGCGGCGCACTCCACCCGCGCCCGCCGTGCCGCCCGCTCCCGATGCTCAGCGCGACGGCGATCGAAGTCGATCCGGGCATCGCGCCACGCGCAATACGCCTCCAGATCGAAGGCCTCATCCCACGGCCCGGGGTCGACCAAGCGAGCCGATCCGCGCATGGCCACCGCCGACCCCCTACGAGCCGCCGCAGCGGCCATCAAGGCCCCCTCGGCACACGTCGGCGTCCGACGGTCATAGCGCTGCACCATGACCTCCCGCTCGCCATCGCCAAAATCCCGGATCGATAGCGTGTAGCTATCGACAAAGGCCCTGTGATCGGGCATGATGCCCGTGTCGTCTGACTGCACGTCCAAGCTCGCTCAGATGGCCGCCCCGGCAACTCTCACCCTGCCGGGGCATTTTTTTATCCAAATCAACCGGTTACAAGACCGACCCCGCGATCGGCGTCCTGACGCCGGCCCTGTCGTGTTGGTTTGTGTCCCCCTTTCAAGTCTAGGCGCCGGCCTGCGGCCGGCGCCCGTCGGCAGAGCCGCCGGGCGCCGCCGCTAGCCGCGCCATTTCAACCACCCCCACAGCAGCAGCAGGATCACGCTCAGGATCGACCAGAGCCAGGACCAAAACTCCCCGACGGCGGCGCCGCGCGGCAGCGGCGGCCGCCACGGCTTCGACACCCCTCGGCGAATCCGCGCCGGCTCGCCGAACGCATCGTCCAGCGGACCCTCGATCTCCAACGTCTTGCGAGCGAAGCGCTCGCGGTACCAGTCCCGGTCCATCATGCCCATGGCAGCCTCCAGATCGACGCCAGAGCGATTTTCGGGCGCTGCGCCACGCTCCGCAGGCCTGCGGCGCCCCGAACGGCCCACGGCGGCCGATACGCGGCCAAGAAGAGGCCCCGACATCCACGGTCGCGCACCGCCCCATGCCCTCGACCGGGCTACGGGCTCGCTCCGCAAGCCCTACCGGCCGACCCCTCCGGGGCTCCGGGGCAACATGGGGCGGAAATCGACCTACGGCATACCCGCCGATCGATGGCTCCCAGAAACGGAGCGCAAAAGGCATGCCAGATATTGCGTTACTCGATAACTGTGAGATACCGCACATCGGACGATGATTGGATGTTGCGTTACAAAGTAACGTCATATAAGCTATCGTTACCGGATAACGAAGACGGATATGAAACAGCCCGAGGACGACAAAACCATCGACCTAGTAACCGCCGAGCAACGGATAGCGAAGCGACTAGAGCAACGGCTAGGGCGGCGACTCGCCAACGATCCGTCATATGGACCTACCCCGGAGCAGAAAGAGGCGATGCGCAAAGAGAGGCAGCGCGAACTGGCGGCCGCGCGGCAGGCCAAGTACCGAAAGCGAGCCGAAGCCAAAGGGGACGTGGCCGTAGGACTGATGCTCAGCGGCGACACGGATCGATCGCTCCAGACCCTATGCGTGCACCACGGCTGCGATCGGCGGCAGATGATCGAGGCGTTGATATCGCAGGAATTCGCACGAGTGATCAACGAAGAACTCCCCGGCCAAGAATCCACAGCGCTCATAGAGGAGACGATATTTGCCCGCACCCGCAAGCACCGAGTGATGCGAGTTACGGAGTAACGTGCTTATCGTCACTGGCCGGCGCCGCATCAGCCGCCGGCTGCGCGGGGAACACCGCCCTGAATGGAGAGTACGGGGGAGAGCGCAGCCACGCCCTGCACTCCTCGACCGACAGACCAGCGTCCGAGCCCTGATCCGTTACGCAGTAACAACGTGACTGCGTGGACATGCACCCGACTACGGCAGGCATCGATACCACCTTGCGCAGCCCGTCATAAAGCGGCGCTGACTCGGGTCGCCCGACCAAGCGAGGCGCAAACGATGTCACCGACAACGCCGCCGGCGCAACCGGCGCAGCCCTCGCAGGCAACACACCGCCCTCCCCGGCCTTGTGATCGACCACCGCCCCCGAGTACACCGACCGGCCCGCGATCGCATCGGACACGCGACCGAACATCCGCCAACCGAGCGCCCCGGCGATCGCCACAACGACGACGAACACATAGAGCGCCAACGGAATCCGCCGCGACCGTTTCACGTGCATCGACGCCGACTTGTACAAGCTGAACACCTTGCGCGGCGGCTTGTAACGCACGCGGATCGCCTTCGCCCGATCGGCGGCGCTGCTCGGGTCCGCCGCTTCCGACCACTCCAACAGCTCACCGCCTGCCCAGTGCGATCGCACGTGCAGATGCTTGCCCGTGAGCTTGCGAATGTTGGCGTCGATCATCGTCGGGTGCTGCGTCAACAGCCAGAAGTCGAGGCCCTTGTGCCGATGCCGTTCCATCGCTGCGACATGGGGCGGCACCGACGAGCCCTGCGCTCGCGCCCGGAACGCATTCTGGGCTTCATCGATGATGACCAGCGCGCCATCCGGGAAAGTGAACTCAGGGTAAGAAATCGACGGGTCATCAGGGTGCCGACGGATCACCGTCCACTGCTCGACCGGAGGCACCAGCTCATGCGGCACAGCCAAGTCGCGGATGCCCATGACGAACACCGGCCGACTCGGATTACGCTCACGCTCAGCGAGCAGCATCGACACCGCGAGCGCAGTCTTACCGGCACCCGGCACCCCGCTGATGATGGTCAAGAGAGCGCCGGTGCTCATGCGCTCAGCACCCCTAGACGACGGGCCGCCAAGAGCGACACGGCTGCGGCCAGCGCACCGAGCCAGATGCCCACGGCGTCAATGAAGCCACCGAGAGCCAGCAGCTGGTACACATCACCCGGCAAGCCACCGAGCGAGCCCGTAATCGCGGTCTCGATGCGACCGTTGATCGCGCCCCAACCGGCGTAGGTGATGACGCCGACGCCTAGCGCGGCGACACCCTTTTTCGCCCAGCCGCTGATGCCCGATGCGACAAACGACGCCCAGCTCACCACCGACCCCACAGCCAACCGAAGACAGCACCTACCACGGCGCAGAAGACCATCAGCGCGCCAATAGCACCCTCAGCGCCATCAACCACATCCGCGCACATCATGGGATCGATCACGATGCCCCCCTCCCAACCATGAACAAAAACGCGCCTGCCGACAGCCACGACAACGCGATCACCACCGGCCGCACGCCGCTCGCCAAGTCGCAAAGCGGCGTCCACTCCAACGAATAGCTACGGCCCATCATCGTCACCTGCTTTGCTGCAGGACAGCTCCCCGCAGCCGAGAGCGTCTGATCGAAATCGACATCGCGCGTCTGCTCTTCCAGCTCGATGTCATCGTCATGCTCGCCCAGCGGCTGACAACCCGACGCGTCCGGGTGTTCGACGCATACATCCGGCCCCGGATCCTTCGGCGGCGCCTGATCACCACCAGCCTGCGGTTCGGCCGTCGTCGTCGTCTCCACCGTTTGCGACGCATCCGGGTGAGTCGTCGTCGTCGTGGTCGTTTCAGTGACCGTTACTACGTCACCCTGATAGGTGATGTTGTAGGTGGTCGCCCGCAGCCGGGTCTGCACACCTGCATCCGTCACCGTAGTAGTCGTCTCAGCAGGCCCCGGCAGCGTCGCAGGCCCGGTCACCTGCAATGGCTCGGCCTCCGGCTGTACGTAGTCCACCACCGAGCGCAGCACTTCGGGCGCTTTGTTCGGCGCGGCGATCAGCCCTTGCTGGAATGAAATCTCCATCTGCTGTTCAGTCGCGGGCACGTAGCCCGGAGAACCGACCTTAGCGAGGGCAACGGGGAAATATCCGTCCTGCATCGGGCGAGACGTGCAGTTATTGAACGCCTGCCAACCCGCAGGGGCAGGCTGCCCTTTCAGATACTGCACGCTGAACAACGAGGGCTTCACCTGATTCTGCCACTCCGGAGCCGGCACATATGCATACCCGTGCCCCACGGCGCCGACAGGCAGCTCACAGATCGCAGCGCTATAACCCGTACACTCGGACGCGTAGGGCCCCGACACGTTCCAGCACAACCCACCCTGCGCCGAATCCAACGCTTGCCATTGGCCGTTCAGGTACTGCAACCCCTCATAGGCAAGCCCCGCTAAAGCCAGCGGACCCGCCATGCCAGCAGCGATGCGCGCCGCCCGCGCCAAGCTCGCCACCGACACCAAGCGCGACAACTGCAAGGCAGCCTGATTCGCGGGCACCTTGAGCGCCTGCGCACGCAGCAGCCGCGCCCCTCCTGCGCCGTCGGCCGTCGCCGGCCAACTCGCCACCGGTGAGCTCACCGAGACACCACCAGAAGCCGAGATGTTCGTGCGAATCGTCGCGCCGGGATCGAGCGCCCAACCGGGCACCAACGCCCAGCTCGAGACCGCCCACGCCCCGAGCAGCACCCCCACCAGCAGCGCGCCCCAACGCCTTAGCGCAACACGATCCATGCCGCCCCCACGATCGCGAGGAATCCCGCGACAAAGTACGCATCCGTCATCAGCGCCACGACAGAGGCCTCCGTAACACGTGCACCGACCAGGCGCCCACCCATACGAGCGCCACCAACCAGCCCAACGCCACACCATCGAGCAGATGCCCGGCCTCATCACACGGCCCGAACGCCACCGCCGGCGCGTCCTGCACCGAGAGCACCACACCCGACTGACGCGTCACGATCTGCCACATCCCGCCTGCCAGCTCGACCGTTGAAATGACCGGGGGTGAGCCCGTCGAAACGACCGGACCCACCCCCGACCACATCGCCGCCGCCGCATCGGCAGGCGAGCCGTAGCATTGCCCGCCGAAGAGCGCGCCCATGGCTTAGCGGACGGCCCTGCGCATGTACAGGAACGCGGCGATCGCCACGACGATGCCGATCACCGTGCCGGCGACCGAGACCGCATCGGACTTCGCATCGGTCAGGGCAGTCGTCACCTCCGTCGGCACGGCGGCCATCACCGAGCCCACCGAGCCGGCACCCAGAGCGGCCAGAGCCGCGAGCTTTTTCTTCATTTCAACCTCCAGACGGCCCGAGAAGATCGGACACGCAGCTGGGCCAGTGCTGCGTTACCGGGTAACTGCTAGACGATGACCGCCTGAGCGCGCATCGAAGGCAACCGCGCCTCCAGCTGCAACCGCTCGACCGTGCGATCCATTTGCCGCTGAGCGGCCGCCCTGCCCTCCTGCGTAGGCGGCCACGCCCATTGCGAGCAGACCCACTCGACCGGACCCGGACCACGCGCAGGCTCGCGAAACAACACGAAGCCGTAATGGCCCAGATCGGCCGACAGGCAGACGAAACCGTCATAGGTCATAACCATGACGCGCCCTCTATCGTTACGACGTAACGCTATGCCGCCCGCTTCGACGACGGCTCGGCCGCAACAGCCGGCGCGAGCTTCGCCACCACCGCCTCTACCCTCCCCTCGCGATTGGTCCGCAGGGTGAACAACGCGTCATAGTTGCCCGGCCGGACCTCCTCCTGCCCACGCGGCAGAAGCATCTGCCCGACCGACGGTTCGATCACACCGGTCTCCGGATTCGGCGCGTGATAGACGCACTGCGCTTCGGCCAGCGTGTAGGGATTGCCCGTCTTGCGGGAGGTACCGCGCCGGACATCGACGCGCAGGATCTGGATCGACAGCTGCATAGCTCACCCCTTTCGGTTTAGGATGCTGTTACGAAGCTCGCAATTACGAGCCTCGTAACATTACTAGGAGTGTAACGATGGGTCAACAGGACCTAATCGACGCGGCAGTCCGGAAAGCAGGCAGCAATGCCGCCCTCGCCCGACTCCTCGGCAAAGCGCCACCGCGCATTACCAACTGGAGAAAAGGCGTCGAACCGGTACCCGACGACGTAATCGCAGCGCTGGCGCGCTACATCGGAGAGGACCCAATTACGACCCTCGCCCGGTCCCGGGGCGGACTCTGGGAGAAGGTCTCAACGGGTTTTGAATCGCTGCTGCTATACGCGATCACCAGCTGGAGACGTAGCGTAGCTGGATAGCAGCAGACTATCGATCGCTTGATTTCGATAGCTGTATGTTATGTAAAATAATAGATATCGCCGCAGCTCGCGAGCCGACCATGATCGGACCCCCGCGCACCGCGCCGTTGCTCTTCACGCGGCTCGTCGAGAACGTTGGCGGCGTGCAGCCAGCCGCGCGCATCCTGCACGTGACCCCGCGCACCGTGCGTCACTGGCTCGCCGACCAGGCCCCGCATCCGGCGGCCGATCTGCTGTGGTACGCCAGCCCCATGGGGCGCCACGCGCTCACCATCGATCAGGGCAACCTGATCGCCACCCTGCACGCCCTGACCGACAATCTGTCGCGGCGGCTCGACGCTGCCGAGCGGGAATGCACCGCGCTCGCGGCGGCGCTCGATCGCGCGTGCGGTCGCATCGCGGCGAACGACCCGCGCGCTTAGGTCTCAAGGGCTTGTATGCGGTGCCGAAAGTATCTACAATGTATCTACTTTCAAAGGAGAGTGGATGTGCGCGTCGAAGTCCAGAAGTGGGGAAACAGCGCCGCCGTGCGTGTCCCTGCTCCGGCGCTGAAAGATGCCGGCATGCAGGTTGGTCAAAGTCTCGAGTTGCGAGTCGAAGGAGGCAGGCTGGTCCTGGAACCGGCAACCGAAAGCCTCGAAGACCTGTTGGCGAAGATGACGCCGGAGAACCGCCATGGCTTGGCTCTGGAAGGGTCGTCCGTAGGGGCTGAAGCTTGGTGA